CCAAGCCACTATCGGTGCGCTACCGGCGCCCGGCGAATACTTCATATACCTCGACAATGACCCAGGCACGGTCTCAAATAATATCACGGTTTTCTGCGATACAGGCGGAATTTACGCCGCCTCTTTCATCGGACCCAGTGACGAGCGCATCAAAGAAAACATCACTACACTAGATACTTCAGAAACACTTGAAAAAATCAGAACATTGCGACCAGTAAGTTACACCCTCATTAAAGATCGTCCAAATCCATATCTCCAGTATGGTTATCTTGCTCAGGAAGTAAAAGAACTCCTACCGCAAGCTGTAGGACCAGCGTTGAAAAATGAATGGATATGCTCGGAAATGCGTCTTTCTACCGATCACAGCTGGAGTGGCGTCACGGGTGTCACGGGTTATAACGCGAAATTAACTATTCATGATTTAGAAGGCTCCACAGGAAATCAGCTATACAGATTCTATGTTGCCGACGATGATGAGGAGGAACAAAAGAAGGAGGTTGCAGCTGAAGAATCAGACCCCAAATCCTTCTTATTCGATAGTAGTTACAATAAAGTGTTTATTTGGGGAAAACAAGTAAATGACTTTCATACACTTGATTATACAAAGGTAAATACATTTGCTATTCCTGCTATTCAGGAATTGGATAAACAATTAACAGCAGAAAAGGCAAAGAATGCGAAGTTAGAAGCGCGATTAGCTGCTCTTGAAGAGAGAGTAACCACTTTAGAGTCTAACTAAATAACTATATTACCAGTATCCGTTATTCTAAAATCTTCATCAATGGTATTATATGCTTTTGACATTTTCATATATGCACTATTTGCCCTTTCATCCTTAACCGACGCAATGCCTACACCGTAAGCCGAATACAGTTTCATTGAAACTAACATAAAAAAGGAAAGAAATGTTGTTAAAGTATTGGAACCAGCGTAGAATTGGTATACAACCGAACCAGACACAACAAAATTTGAAATCATGAAAAATAACGCGGCATATACAGCTTTAAGGTATTGATTATTCAATCTATTCATATCTTTTTTTAATTTTGGATACAATTCTATTTCTGTATCTAAATTTGTATTTCCAAGATTTTCATCTATATCTAAGTATTTTATACACCAATTTTCTCGTTTCAGTTCTATAAAATATAATGTCCCGATGGAGGCGAAGGTAACAAAATTACAAGCATTGGCACCTATTCTTAGAGGCTCCGTGCTCATAAAATTTTCTGTAGGCGTACAGATTTGAGTACCGCATTTTTGAGGCACAAAGATCACTAGAAAAGTTCCCATGATAATTTTATAAAATTCCAGTAAAAAAGTAAACGCAGTCATAATACGTTGTTTTGTATCAACATCCACCTTCATTTATATTATTGAAATATTATTCATAAAATTGAATAATAAAATGAAATCTATTAGTTATTTATAAACCAAAACATATGGAACCCCCTACTTATCTAGCGGAACTTAACCCGCATGAACGCGATTCGCATATTACCTTTGATGAAGGTCCACACATATACACGATCGATGGAGATTCAGATTTTATGTCTGTAACAACTTGGAATCACTCGCACTTCGGGCATTTTGATGCCGATGCGATTATTGAAAAAATGATGAATTCTCATAAATGGTCGCAAAGTAAATATTATGGGATGTCGCGGAAAGATATTAAAGATCTATGGGCAAAGAACGGCAAAGAGGCGTCAGAAGCCGGTACAAAAATGCACTATGATATTGAATGCTTTTATAATGATCAGGATGTGGAAATAGAGGAGGGGTGCGTTGAATGGGATTATTTTGAGCAATTTGAAAATGCTATTGGGAATAAGCTGCAGCCTTATCGCACGGAATGGATGGTCTGGGACAAAGAGTTGAAGTTTGCTGGGTCCATTGACATGGTATTTGAAAATCCTGATGGAACATTGCAAATCTATGATTGGAAACGTTGTAAATCTATTAAAAAAACCAACAGTTTTCAATCAGCAACAACTGCTTGTATCTCACATCTGCCAGATTGTAATTATTGGCATTATTCTCTCCAACTCAACACATATAAGTACATGCTTGAGAAAAATTATGGGAAGAAGGTAACTAATATGTATTTAGTGTGCCTTCATCCTAACAATCCGAATAAGTCCTTTATTCGCTACGAAGTTCCTCTAATGACGCAGGAGATTGAGGATTTGATGAATCTACGATCGGAGATGCTAAGTAAATTGTAGTGGTTTATTGTTTCGCTTTACTCTCTTGTTGAGATTTTAGATAGGTTTCATATGCCAATAAACCGAAACCTAACGCGCCCATTACCGTACCAAAAACGGAATACCATCCGTGTGATTCTCTCAATGATACACATATTTGATTGGGAATTCTTAGTAGTAACATAACAGTTAACGATAGTGCTAAAGCCATTGAAAAGGGTTTTCCCGTTTTAACAGCATCAATTTGAGCATAAGTACCGTAAATCGCAACAACTAAAGCAACTACATGTAAGTAGCCTGTATTTCGCATCATTCTCTCGCTGCACTTCATTATATTATATATATATATAAATGGACTCTTGTTTGTTCCTATTATTAAACTTTTGGGTAGGATTTTTTTCAGATTTAATACTTCATTTTTTATCAACAAAACGTGGTTCTCGCCTTTTTAATTCTCAGATTATTAAATCTCTCCAACCATATTTTAAAAAGCGGGGTGTGCTCCAGGCTGGCATAAGTGCCGGTTTAACTGTCGTTATTGTTCTACTATTTGTTATGTTTGTAAGCAGTTTGCTGCTCGGATTTAGTACTCCGGGGAATATCAAACAGTTAATGTTTTTTACTCCGCTAGCATTTGTATTTGGTTTCATCGCAGATATTTTAATTAAAGATTTTAAGATCTTTGGCAACGATTTAGATAAATATTATAAGATTGCCGGAGCTGGTTTGTGGGGTGGCGCCGCATTAGTATTTTCTGTAATTATAAGTTATATTAAACAAAAATTTATACTACAATATCTATAGATGTCTACCGAAGAAAGATTGTCTAATCTTGAAGCCCAACAACAACGAATTGAAGAGAAACTGGATCAAATACTAAATATATTACAGACAAAAGTGACACAAAACTGTGAAAAAATGAGCGAACATATTGATTTTATTGATAACGTATATGATAATGTTAAAAACCCGTTAGGATTTATCTGTAATAAAGTAGGTGGATTTATGGGATCATCGCATAACTATTCATTAACGGATAAGAAAGATGAGGACGATTCTACCGATGATGAAATTGAGCATCATTACTCTAATCTTCACGAGCAATAAACTTATTATTCACCGCAACGAGTATTATTGTTAATAATCCTATACTATTGGTTAATAGTATAGGCATTAGATTGTCCAGAACGGCATAGGTCATTCCGCAAATACACGCCAATGCTTCTAATAGCATAAAACTCCAGACAAAATCCATTTTCTTTCGTTCTTTCATATGATAAAATAGCGTTGGTGCCCACCGAATACACCATAAAAAAGAAGTGAGATAACCGAATACGAGTCCTATTGTAAGACTATTCATTAGTAGTGTATAACTATAGATATTTAGATTAATTTCGTTAAAGGATTCCGACCTTAAGGATAAATACTTAAAGTTTAATTCCAAAGCCAATATATAATGGACGGTAATTGCATTGTAGACGAAACGACACAGGAATTAAATTATGGACAAATCTTTTTTATGTTATGTGGTATGCTACCATTCTTTTTGCTTCTACCTCCCTTACTAGTAACTAAACTTGTTTGGGAACCGATGGAAAAACGCCGATTGGAAGCAGATAAATTATTTAGACTTCGTCGAAAGGAATGGATTAAATCTCAAAAGGGTTATGAATATCAATATCCTTTAAAAGAAAACTGTGATACGCAAGAGCCCAAAATTTCTAATATACTATTAGAACATACTCCCAATGGTACTATAGCAATGCGTTATAATAAGGAAGAGGAAGGATTTGAGTATTGGGCAGATAAGGATATCCCATATAATATTTTGGAGGCTGCGGCAAGAAAATATGTCAATACATTTCATTGTACAGGCATATATATAAATAGACTTCAACTCTTAAAAGAAAAGATTGAAAAATTAACGGATGATATCAAGGCTAATATTGCTGCAAAAGAGAAACTAGAAAAAGAAAACGAGGAAAATGGCGAGGAAGAAAAAGAGGACGAGAAAAATAGTGTTTTTGCATCTTTAAAGGAATATAATGCTACTATTAAAACGAAAAGCAGCGAAAGAGAGCGATTAAAGAAGAGTGATTTTGTTTGTGAAACAGCAAATAAATATATTAAAAAGGGAAAACTTGGGGATCCCAAGGACTGGTCAAAGACGAAGATTAAAAAGGAGAAATCTACTTCAAGTACACTAAGTTGGCTTTCATGGAAGGCTAATAGCGCTGACGTCTAGTACCTCTGCCTCTTTTGCGCTTATATTTCTTTTTTGTGCGCCTCCTGCGACCGCCGCGTTTTGTTTCCTTCGCCACCGGCGCTTTTGCTAATTGTGCTTTGGCGGCATTTACTTTTTGAATTGCATTTTGCAGGGCTTTCTTTACGCTCTTCGGACCGGTGCCGGATCCCGGACCTTGTTTTGGGAGTTCCGCAATAACTTTTTTGAGTAATTTATCGAGAGATTCTAGATCAGTTCCTAATGCATTTTTATCGGCTAATTTAATACCTGGTGCCCTATTTTTTTTCGGGCAGCAAGTAAACGACGCTGCCATTCCTTGAAAGACATTGGCGAATTTAACCAACAAAGGCATAAACTGTTTCTCTACCATATCGGAAAGAGAGCCGGGTCCCGCTGCTGTTATGGCAGACACTACCCCATCGCTTCCAGCCTCCAATGCTTCTGCTATTAATCCGACCTCTGGTACAGGAATAATATCTATGATAAATGATACTGCCAATGTAAGAAATTCAATTCCCATAATCATTGGTAATCCCGTTTGATGCAATTGCTGTTGAATAAAGGCTGTCACTAGATCAATCAACTTGTCACTTTTCAGCAAGATCCTGTCTTCTGCTGCCTCAGCTTTTTTACTTATATTCTTTGCTAACATATTCAACATTGCTTTTCTTTTATCGTGTCGGGACATATCTCCTTTCATCATATCCTGACTAAGCTTTTTGCGAGATTTTTCCAACTCATCATCTGCATCTTTCTTTCTCTTCTCTAAATCCTCATGGAACTCCTTATGCTCTGCTTCGTGAGCATCAATACGAGCTTTGGCTTCATCAATTTGCTTTGCATTTTTATCCATGGTCTTTTTATATCCCTCGTTAAATGCCGCTTTTTTGGCTGCCGAGGCATCTTTACGTTTCTTCTTATTTGCTTCTCTCTTTTGTTTTCGTTTCTCTACATTTTCCGGGTGAAAACGCGCTTTCTTAGTTTGTTGAGAAGGTCTTTTTTTGGTAATAGGATTTGACCCTTCTTTTGTTTCTATAGGAGGCGCACTCGCTTTTCCTTTTTTTCCTCGTTTTTTTGTTGTTTTGCGTGTACTTGACATTCTTATATATTATTGTTATTTTTTCTTTGCCGGTTTATATGTCTTCTTCCATTCAAGATATCCAATACTTAAACTCAAATCAAACGAAGAACCTAAATGATCCCTTGCAATTTCATATGCAATCTTTTCCTTTGCATTTAATTGTTCCAAAAACGCTTGCTGTAGCAATTCTTCTTCTTTTGTTGACATCGTTTAATATTATTAGTCGTAAATAATATTAAATCAATTTATTTGGATATAAAACAAATTAAGTTATCTGGCGTTGAGTTAGACAATTGCATAATTTTGGTAACACTGGTATCTATTTTAAATCCGTTATGAAATAAATAATTAAATAGTAATGTAATTTGATCGATACATAAAAAGTCACATTTATTCTGAGGATTCAATACAATATAATAACATTGTGCTTCAGGACAACAAGGGCTTCTTTCTTTAAAAGGCGATAATTTCTCTCTATTCACTAATTTGGTTATATTTTGTAGGATCTTTTCCTTAGGAGGAGGAGAGATAACTATCACATGTTTGTAGCATTCATTGTACTTATCAAGATATACTTCTTTTCTTAGCATATACATCTTGTATTATAGAAATAAAAAATTGAAAAACAGTAATTGATTCATTTTATAGACATCCAATCATGACGACCCTAACATACCGTTATAAACTAGACGAAACCGTCCTTCACCAACTGCAAGGTTTTGCAGAGGAGCACCGCCACGACAGTCCGGCTGTTTTTAGAGAAGCCTGGAAGATATGGCTAGTAGAAAATACCGAATTGGTTACTCGCGAGAGCAACCGTTTGAAAACAATTGGTTGTGCAAAAAAGGCTGAAGATAAAATGTATAAAAGTGCCCGGTATTACTTTAAAAATAAATCTCAAGAGGAGAATGAACCGACGAAGAGGCGCGAATATGTTGGGACTAGTAAACAATTCCGAGAGGCTATTGACGAGCATATTGTGAATGTGGCGCGAAAGGAAGGATTGAAGCCATCGGCTGCTTATCTGAATTTCATTGAAAATCCAGCTAGTGCCCAAATTCTTACAGAAACAAGGACCGATAAAGGAGGTTATGGATTTACCGATAAAATTATTGAAAAAAAGATAAAGAAAACGTATAAAAACCGTTACTTTGCTCACCAAAAAGCTTAAATTTAAAATATGTAAAATATATAATGGAAGGTGGTAAAAAACTAGCCGAAGGAGGATATGGTTGTGTATTTCATCCTGAAATAAGCTGTAGTGGTGAGGAAACTACGAATATGGAGTTTGTAACAAAATTACAAAAGCGTGATTTCAGCGCTGATAATGAAATTTTTATTGGGGAGATTTTGACCAAGGCGTACAAGAAAGCAGCGGGGTCACCTCTTGAAAATAATTTTGCGCCAGTGATCTCTAGTTGTCCTATTAATGTAGCTGCTATAAAGGCAAAAGATATCAATGATTGTAGTGTTATTAGGAAAATAGAAGATAATAATAATTTTATTTTAATGAAAATTCGTTTTATTGACATGGAAGATTTTGATAATTATATTCTTAAAAATTCAAATGCGAATCTTATTGTTTTAACGTTAATAAAAGGATTTAATCACTTATTAAAAAGCATTCAACTATTAATTGATGTAAAGGTCGTTCAGTTTGATTTAAAAGGTCCAAATATTGTTTTTGATAATAAAAAAACCTTACCGATTATTATTGATTTCGGTTTAAGTTTGCCTATGAACAGTCTAGATCCTGAAACAATGTATAACTATTTTTACATATATGCTCCTGAGTACTATGTATGGCCACTGGAAGTACATTATATAAATCTATTGCTTCATATTACTCCTGAACCGAATATCGATCAGTTAAAAGATCTTGCAAAACGCTTTACTAAATCTAATGCGGCATTAGACTCGTTCTCTCCAAAATTTCGCGATAAATACCAAACAGCATGTTTCAAACAGCTTCAAGAATATTCAGCATTGCCTTTTAATGATCGTATTAAGTTCCTTATTCAGGGTTGGAAAACTTGGGATAATTATAGTTTATCTATTATTTATCTTAAATTTATCTACTATCTTACAAGATCAAAGGATAATAAATCGCTAGACAACAGTTTTGTCCGCTTTATGACCCAATTACTTGTAACGAATATTCACCCTAACTTTTCTAAAAGATTATCTGTGCCGGGAACTATTAAAAGATTTGATGAATTTCTGGGTAGTTCTAATAAAGCAGATTTGGAATCCATAGAGGAAATTATAGCTCATGTAGAAGAAAACAGAGATATCATTCATAAGAGCATTGTTGTTAATTCAAGGAAAATTCAAACACTTACTGAAAAAACCATTGTACGAGAAATATAATTTAATTTCTACAAATTATATTTATCTACGTCTGCGTCTGCGGCGTCTGCGGCTCTTACGCGTCTTACCTCTCTTCTTTTTACCCTTGCGTCTACGCTTTCTAGTTTTACGTCTACGCCCACCGCCCTTTTTATTGCAGGCGGCGAGATCGGCAGTAGTTACACTACCACTTCCATCACGTGCCGGAAGCGTGCATGACGCCCCTTCAGCTGCCGTGCCTCCAATCTCAGCTGTAGTTTCAGCTTTAACCGGTGCAGCATCCTCAAGAGGAGCGTCGGCGTTCTGATCACCGCCTCTATGGTGTCTTCGCCGTTTGTGATGTTTCTTGTGATGTTTCTTGGTATGTCCCTTCTTGTGTTTTTTATGGTGCTTTTTTGTACCGGTTTCTGGGCTAGATTTGTAACTTTCAGCAGCCACCGACATAGCTTCCTTGTACGATAGTCCCTTCTCTTTTTGAACCTTCTTAATATGCTGAATCCATGCGCTTACCATTATATATTCTATGTAGAAATTAAATTGATATAAGATAAACTTCTGAATTAAATTCAGAACAATGCCATCGCCTATAATTCTTACGCGATATCTGTATATATACGACGAAGTAAAATACTCTTTGCAAGAATCTATCCTAAAAGGTGAGTCTTTTGAAGAGTGTGTATTTTGGTGTGGTGAACTTTATTACAGTGGTTATGCTGAACAGCTCTGGGAATTAATCTTTGAATTTTATTATAATTTCTGCGCAGTCTCACATCCTAAATATGAGAGAAAACTCTCTAAAATCTATGCAGAATACGAGAAAAAAAACAATATTACAAAAATACTTGCCGCAATTACGTTACTCTTTTATACAAAAAAGAATTATGACGTATTTACATTATGGCAAGTTTCACCTAAAATCCCAAATAAAGTGTATCTTGGACGTCTACCAAAATGGTATCATAAAATGAATGTTGATGCGAAATACAAGAATTTTGCCCGTTCTATTCATGCTCAAAATTGGCATAATATTGTATTTTATGTGAATTACTTCTCTCCAGAAGAAACATATAAATTAGTTAAAATATATTTCAGGACAGTTCATGGGATGGTCTTAAGAGATAAGAAGATCTCTGAGATTCCTTATTCAAATAAAAAACACATTGTGTTCACTTTGGTAAAATACTTATTTGCGGATGAAAATGACATTCAAAAAAGAGCAATCTTTCGTTCTTATAATCATGATAAATTTAAAGCCAACTTGGAAGAAAGCCAGAAGTCAATAACGCCGGCATATAAAACGCTACCAGAGCGATTATCTTATCCCATTTGTAATACCATAGGGTGTTTTCCTCTTACAAGATATTCGCTAACTGAAGAGGAATTAAAGGAGTTATATTGGTATCATTGGGAATATTGTTGTTACCAATGTCCGCTGTGGAAAGAGCGTTTCGATAAATATGATACCGAGATAAATCATGAGAAGAAGGAAATTATCTTTAAAGATGACGATGAGTATGAGAAATTCTGCGAACAGTATTATTATGAGAATGATGAGCAAAGTCGCGAGGTCCAGGAGAGAAATATCGGAACTATACCCAAAATATCACTAGAAACTTGGTTAGAGCCTAGAAAATAAATTGAATGGAGATAAAGACAAAAAATATAATATTATACATACACAGAGAATAATGCCTCGTAACAAAACAGGTGGACGCAATAACAGAAAACGTGCCAACAAGCACGCACAGGGAGATGATCGGACGAAGATAACAGTTCGTCTCGCCAAAGATGATGCTGAGATGTATGCTAGGGTTGTAAAAATGAATGGGAATGGTCGCGCGGACGTGCGTTGCGCGGATGGTGTGATACGGTTACTTGAAATTCGCAAAAAATTTCGTGGTAGGAACAAGCGTGATAATATGATTGCTATGGATACTATGATTCTGGTTGGAGAAAGAGATTGGGAGGTGAGGAATCCAAACAAAAAGGAAAAAGTTGACCTACTATATGTCTATTCAGCGGGTCAACACGAAACACTTCTTAAAGAAGAAACAGCTAGAGTGCTTTTAGTGGGAAAAGATGGTATTGGTGATGAAAATGAAGGGTTTGAGATCACAAATACAGCAACTTGGCGACAAAAGGTTGAGGAAGAGGGCGCTACTGTCAATACTGCAGAGAATCAAAAGATTCAGGCGCCTGCTGAAAAGGTTGTTGGTATGAATCCTATGGATGACATTGACTTTGATTGGGATGATATTTAATCATCTGCCATATCGCGTAAACTTGCCATAATAGCACGTTGTATTTCATCTTCTTCCTCCTGCTGCATTCTTCTATTAATAATATGAGTTAGTAAATCTCGCGAAGTTAATCGCGTATTTAATGTTCTAGGTATTGGTCTTGGCGCTGACCTTACTTTAATATCCTTTTTTACTTCTTTAGAAGCCAACTCTTTACGACAAACAGGACATCTAGAATTTTCTTTTTTCAGCCATTTCATGACAGCATCATGGCTAAAAATATGATTGCACGGGAGTTTGGCTATTTTATCACCTTCTTTAAAATCCATCAAAGTCATTGGGCATGATTTCTGTTCGGGAAAATCTTCCGCCTTATATTCCAATACCTCAATTTCATTTTCCCCTTCTTCTGATAATACATTCTTATATAGATTTTGACTAGGATCAAGTAACGATTGAGCTAATATACTATTAATATTTGACCGTGGTAGTCCTCTCAAGAACATACTGCTAAGGAAATTTTCATAATCGCTGTTAACATCACCCATATTAAAAAGATTATTTGGAAAGGTTGTCCTCCTAAATACAGGTTCCCAAGGATTCCCTCTCATCGAGCCGCGGACTTCCCTTCTAGTTGTTGGGGCACTGGTGGAATATATATTTGCCGAGGGATCACTCAATATATTATTAAATGGATTGTTCATACTTAATAGTTGTGCAACGTCTCCATATGCATTCCGTATCTCTTGACGGGGTGATTCTAATTCAGGCATTTCATCATCCGTAGAATCCTCCTCGTCCCTATTCATCTGTTGTGATGGTGGTGCCCGTGTGGCGTCTACATCGTCAGAACTATCGGAATTTGGGGTAATAAATGTACTTTCAATAGTGAAGGAGTCTCCTGGTTGTAAAGTTTCTCCTATTAATTGCATTAGTCTATGTGAAAATTCCTGGGGTAAAATTATATTGTTGTTGCTGGCATCATTAGCTGTGCTATCCATGATTGAATATATTATAGTCTTATTTTTATTTCATTTTATATATATTTCAATAAGGTTTAGTTATTGAAACATATTGTTTAAAAAAAATTTTATTAATTGGATACTTTTTTTTAGTGCCTTTATTCCAGTTTAGATTCAATGACAAATTGTCGAGCATCCTCTGCCATGACCTCGTACCGCACATGATTTAGAATATCGCGCAACATTCTCCGCGGAGTAAATTCTTTTAGAGCATCAATACCTTTGTCACACAGGGCATTTAGAAGGACGGAATTATAACCTGCCAACATAGTCACATTTTTCTCAGTCGCAGATACCGGAAATCCTTCGGTTTGGCGGAGATTCCAAAACAAGATATGAGGAACCTTGTATGGGGCATTATATTTTGACTTCAATCCAGCTTCAGCAAACATCTTTTCCATTACTTCATACATAATATCGAGAGGACCAACGTTATTGCCCACCGATTTTCCGCTCACATTCGCCATGTCCGATGTAAACGTATTACAGTGCCGTACTGCTGCATGAATTTGCATATCTGAAAATATTCCAAGAACCATTGCTTCAACATCCTTCGGTGGAATCTCATGTTCAATAATAACATCTAGAATCATTTTCAATGCACGATAAAAGTTTGTTCCTAGTCCAGATTCAGTATTCGCAATTTTTCGTACCTTATCGGTAAAGTTCAAACAGTCGGATAGATTATGCCAAACAGGAAAATCAGCAAAACTTAGAACCCGGTCCCGAAAGGCAGGGTGAGTCATTTCAGATGCCCGGATACCAAGACCAATAGAACTATAATAAGGGACCATCTTATCGGCATGCATTGAATATGACACATCGGAACAAGGGATAAAGTTAGCCAAACCAGCATTATTTTTCTTATTATCCTCCCATTGTAGATTAATTCGGTCTTCCTCTGTTGTATCACGCTGAACTCCGGCAGCATCCTTTGCCAATTCATAGACATTGAGTCGGCGACCGTGCACCTTGGCTGTACTAGGATCCTTTTTACAATTTTCAAAATGCTGCTTTAAATTGGCTGCACAATTCCGACGATCTTCAGAACTAGACCGTTCCTCTCCCGTCTTGGTGGTGTTCGCAAAGGCGCGACTTTGCTTACGCATTGTTGCAGAAGTCACATTATTGAAATTAATGCTCCCCCAATCTTTTTTACACTGGTTTACCTGTGTTGTATTAAGATAACGATTCAGGAAGGTAATCTTCTCACTCAATTTCGCGCGACACTTTTTAAGGGCTCTGGATTTTGAATCCTTTGTCTTGGCGGTAGCCATAAATTGTGGAAACATCTTCATTGCAATTCTATTATGTAGCCAATTATGCTTACTGCCGCCACGGGGACACCAACGCCCAGCTAGCGTAACGGATGGTTGTACCGACTCACCACCACCACCACCATTTTGCTGCGCCTCTTTAACTAGCTGATAATCACGATTCACTTGCTCCAGAATCAGATCCTCGGTAAATGAAATCAATGGATGATTTTCATCGCCGGTTTTCTCGTAAACATACTGACAAAAGTACTTCACGTCTTTCCACGACCCATAAGGATGTTCATCATTTGCCCGATGCACAAAATGTTTAATAGCGGAATATGCCAAGGTCTCATACCCAGTTTCATAAAATCCCCAAATTTGCATAAAGGCAAGTTTTTGTTCTCCCTTGCCACCAATAATATCACGCGTCTGACCAATGAGTTTATACATCATCTCCAAAGAATCATAATTTTTCTCTAGATCTCCTTTGATAGACAGCAAAATATCCCGCTGAACAGCTTCCAGTCTGCTATGGTCGTCCGATCTTACAAGTTGAAAGAAGAATTGAACTATCTGTTCACTTAATTCATTCGAATAATCCCGCTCCGGATGAAGATTTTCTCCTACTCGTAGGGGTGTGTGTGAATCAAGTGCTGATACGATAGCTGCCATATGTACTCTAGTTTCGCGATTGTGCTTTAAGCCCTTTTTGTTCTCCTTCTTCCCTTTTTCAATTTTTTCTTAATATAAATTTTTTTCGTTCTGTTATGAAATGAATTCCAACTTTCATGGAATATTATGTAAAGACTGTTAATATCGTGAAATAGTGTTATTGAATCATTAAAATCTATGTCATCAATATTTTTTTCAATAGCTAAAAAATCGTAATCTTTTGAATTTCTAAGATAAGAATTTATTTCCAAAGGACTGATATCTATATTGTATTTCAGGAGAGAAATGGGTCTATAACGTTTATTATCATGATTCATATACTCTTTTAATACGGCAATTAAATTCTCCTTCTTCAGAATACCGTTGTCCAAAGTCGCAGTGCTTCTTTTTATTATTGAAATATGATTTTGTTTATCTACATAGAGCATAAATAATCGAACATTCTCTAGTTGTTCTTTGTAAAAATCTTTATAAATTTCTTCTTGTTTCTCAAATTCCTGTAGCCAATTATCATCTATCGTGTCAGCCATTATAATAAGTTTAAATTTTACATTCACGATTTAAACTTATTTACATACCTAAGGCGGGAAATTCTTCCGCCTCTTCTAGTTCAGTCAAATTAAACTCCTTTGGCTTCGGGGGAGGCGGCGGTTTCGTAAATCGCATAAAGGTCTTCTTTGGAAAGTGAAAATTTCCTCGTCCCTTATCGCTGCTAAAAATACCACTATCATCATCTTTGCGTTTTATGAAACTATTCTTCTTTTCTTGCACTTCTTCACCGATATCGAGATTCGCCCACCTTGATGGAATTTTATCGCTTTGTTGTTTTTGTTTACCAACTGCCTTCATGAAAGGATTATTTCTCGTTTCTGTTGTCTGCATTTCTAGTCTTATATAACATAAAGAAAACATTTAAGTGAGTTTCAAATAGACTTAAAGATTGTTGCACTACTGTTATTGTGATTCCTCACAGCTATTCTATTGGTAGCCCAAATTTACCTAGCATTTAAAGTAAATGAATATAGGTTTGTAGGATCACACAAATAAATTGATCCAATCAAAAACAAAGCTGAAACCATGTATAAATGGTAACAAAAATCAGCATTTGTATCCCTCGCCTAGATCGCTTCTCATCTAGAAAAACGATTCATACTGTGTTAGAAAAATATAAGCTTGGATCAATTAATAGAATAGATATTGTTGGCTGGGGGGAAGTGCGGAGAGCCTTCATACATTTTGAGAGCTGGAATGAGACTCATCCTCCTGCGAAAAATATTCTTGACCGACTAAATAAGATGGAGAAGGTCAACATCATACACTCTTTTCCGTGGTATTGGCGCTGCATGAAGAGTCGTGTACCATGTCCTTCTTTCAACCATCAATACTAGTTTAAATTTTACTAAACTAGCATTGATCCGAATTTCAACAAATCCCTATGGCTCAGAAATCTGCCATTTTTCTCTCCCAAGATGCTGATTTTTCAAAAAATTGAAGTAAAAATCGGGCTTAATGAGAAAGGTAATTCTCCCCGATTAGCTATCCTTCTTCGTCCAAACTACCGAAAACAACAAACGAACAACATCATGTCATCCAAGCAGAACACTTCCTCAGCAGCCGCCGGATCGTCCGGCAAGGTCCGCAAGGATCATTTCGCAGCGAATTCTGACCCAGCACTTGGCATTAGCCTCTGCATCCCGCGCGTCTTCAACAACATCGGTTGGCGGCGCATCAAGCAGATCTTCATTGACCTCCGCTGGGGGTTCGTGGAGCGCGTAGACGTTATCCCTATGGGCAGCTACAAGCGTGCCTTTGTTCACTTCGCCCCGGGCAGGTGGAACGAGGGTGACCGGGACGCAGCTGCCGCTCTGAACGCTCTCAGAGCTGGTGACGAGGTCAAGATCGTCTATGACGAGCCTTGGTACTGGAAGATCGGCATCAGTCGTGCCGAGAAGCCAGAGGAGGCGCCTAAGCCTAAGCCTCGCCCAACCGTTCAGATCAGTGCCGTCAGTACCCCCGAGCAGAAGGTGAGTGCCAAGTCGCCTCCTACCGTCCGCAAGCCGGCGCGGAAGCTCAAGGTTGATACCTCCGTGGCTCGCGAGGAGGGTGAAATCGCCGAATAAGTAGTAAGTAAGTAATATAAAACGTCTGGAGTAAACCAGCTATAAAAATCACCCGCCCGACTAGCTCAGTGGTAGAGCGCTCGCCTTTTAAGCGAGTGGCCGTGGGTTCGATCCCCACGTCGGGCAAAAAAAGACTAGCTTCGGCTAGTTTTTTTCTTTCTGCAAAAGAGTTAAATACTATTTTATTTCTTATATTACAATGTCTGAAGCGAGTTCAGTATTAATAGTACATTCTAGAAGAATACGCGATTGCTCATCTATTAAAAAACAACTAGAAAAATGTGGCATTTCTTCCGTCGTCGTTCCCGCAAAAAGGCGGATTGATTGTAGTACTGGCGATTGTTACTCGGAAATGGGATGCTATATTAGTGTCAAGGATATTGAAAAAGATGATGTTAAAACAAGGGTATGGGATCCGTTAAATAAGAATTTTAATTTTACCTATACCAAGATTTTTCATCGGAAGTAAGTTTTTTTCACTAGTAAATATATATGCCATTAAATACTAGAGTAGGAAGATGCGTTACCAAATTAAAAAAGAAATACGGATATGGTCCAGCTATAGGCATTTGTCAAAGATCAACAAGACAAAACTATATGACTGGAAAATCCATGCGGAAAAGGACAAGAAGAAAAAGGAAAAAATCTAGGCGTCGCAAAAGAAATAGGAGAAGAAAGACTACAAAACGTTATACTAGATAGAAATCCGTTACTTTTTTAAGAAAATTGAATTACTTTTTAAAAAAACTTGTTAAAGTTATTACCCTAATATTAACAAATCACAATGCTTTTAACGCCACAACATCGTCGTTCTACGCGCAATCGCGCGGTCAAAAAAGTTACGTCCGAGGACATTTACGAAGACTGTCCGCACTTTCCCGGCTTTGAGTATGACAAGGATTACTACCTTGCCTCCTCTAGCTATTCTACGTTTATCGATGGACAGATCGCCGCAATGGTCGCAGATGCTGCGGCAGAATCAGACGACTAATTTGAACCATGGATCGCCCGACACAGTCCTAGTATTATTTGTCCGTTGGCACGACGTTAAACTGCATCTCCTGTATCGTCTGGTTAGGCTTCCGCGGAGCCGAACTGCTAGATATGGATGCTCACCCGAGGTGAATGCCACATATGCTTGCTGGTGTAAGGTGTGAAGAAGCCTTTGGCTTGTCCTAGTCCTGGAATATGACTATAAACTGCTCAGTTGAACTGGTGTAGTGCTGGCAAGAGACCAGCCGGGCTGACTCCCCATCACCAGACCCAAAAGGGACGCTCTACGTTTATTTACAACCCTAGTCAGGTTGGCGTAGAGAGAAATGGAGAATAGAGAAATTAAATTTTCTACGCCATAACCGGTGTAAGTAGTCCTAATTGCGGGGACAAAATTGAGGTTCAACTCCTCTTTATGGCATGTTGTCCTTAGCACGACTTCAGTATTTAAACTGCTACGTCATAAAACGATCTGACGTTAAACCAATCATAGCATGGGTGCTTTATAGAGGTTCAATTCCTCTTTATGATTACTCTTTGGGGGTGAGGGTTCATCCTCCATTATGTATTGCGGGAGAGAAAGTGGAATGCTTTGTCTTGACCAGCAACAACGTAGTAGAATTGGTACATAATGGCTCAAATATACGGTGGTAAAGGCGATAGCAAGCCCAATCCGTTGAGAGTAGAAAATACATTAACTGTAAAATGAAATCCCAATGAGGAGGAGGAAGAAGGGTCGGGGAGTATTTTTAATCCTCCCGGTCATTGAATGGGTCCTTCAGATTGTAAAAATTTGTATTGATTTTTGAATCCCAATCATGATGTTTATGCGTTTCTTTTTTAACGGTTTCATCATTTGATTTAAAAATTGTATGGTTTTCAAAACTACTTTGATCTATTTTTCTCGGACTTTCCGTTCCAATTAGTTTACTATCTTTTTTTTCATTCATAAAATTTTCCATGACCGCTGGTAATTTGCGATCGTGAAGTGTTCGTCTCATTTTAAGGGCTCTGGCACGACTACCTAAAGTTAAAAAAAATTTTAAACTCATGAATTATATATTGAGTATATTTAATAATTTGGAAAATTGAAGTAATAATTAATTGGATAATTACTACTATTATCGCCCATCTCACTATGGTAAACAACAGCACTGAATATTATCGCGAAAACCGCCGCAATAAAAAGGTCGTCCACCGCTGTCCACACTGTAACTACTGTACTTGCAATGGAAAGATTGTACTGACCAACCACATTAATTCTAAACACTTGGAGGAGAGATTACGACCGTTTCAATGCACCGAGTGCGCGCGAGGATTTGCACAAAAAGCCCATTTGATTCGGCACTTGGAAACAGAACACAATATCAGTGGCGATCTTCGTCATGCTAAAACCGCAACACTGTTGTACATTATTTCATTGGGAAACAACATACCAACATCAACAAAGACCAAGGCACGCTGCGAGTACTACAATAGATATCCCGTCCTCAAAAGTCGCGATATCTATAATAATAAACATGAATACACGCCAGGATCGTTTCTTAAAAATCACGATTTACATTATGATAAACGAAAAGGGTTTATCACAGTTAATAAACTTGCTCTTAAGGAAGGATTTCATATCGCTACAAAACCCACAATCTTGGTTAACATATAACCCTGAATATCTCATTTTCATAAGTTGAAATATAGAAATTTTTTTATTTTGAGATATAAATGACCGACGCTTTTTTAAAATCACAAATAATAACTTATATGGGGAATAAACGTAAACTTATAGGTGAGATTTCTAATGTTGTGGATAATATTATTGCCGAACTGAATCAGGATTCGTTATCTATAGCAGACGTTTTTTCAGGTTCTGGCATTGTTTCGCGTCTTTTTAAGACAAAGTCCACAACGTTATATACTAATGATTTGGCTGGGTATTCAAAAACTCTGAATCAATGCTTTCTATCAACCCCTACTACGGATGACCTAATACAGATTAGAAAATATATTACCCTGGCAAATGAATTCGCACACTCTCCTGGCGACGGTGGAGCTGAATCTTGGATTCGTCGTCATTGGGCACCTTCTGGAGAGATTAAGAAAGAGGATAGAGCGTATTTCACAGAGAATAACGCGTTGCTCATTGATAAATATCAACACTTTATAAAATCCGTTCCAAAGAAATATCAATGTTTTTTATTAGCTCAGTTGCTAGTACAATCCTCTATTCATAATAATACGAATGGACAATTCTCTGCATTTTATAAAGACGCTAATGGTATTGGAAAATATGGTGGGAAAAAAGAAGTGGATATCAAGAGAATAACAGGCAATATTATATTAGAAGAACCTATTTTCTCTCCAAATCCATGTAAAGTTCATATCTATCAACAAGATTCCAATGAGTGGGTCAAGAAAATACCAGCCGTAGATATTGTTTATTTAGATCCTCCCTATAACCAACATCCATATTCTATTTACTATTTCCTATTAGATATTATTAATAATTGGGATACTACAATTACCATCCCGCCCACAAACCGAGGACAACCTAAAAACTGGAAAAAGTCTGCATTCAATAGTTTTAAAAATGCGGAGGTGGCATTTACTGATCTTATCATGAACATTAAAGCCAAATACATCATCCTTTCATATAATAATAAGGGGATCATCCCCCTCAAAAAACTAGAAAAAATTTTATCAAAGCGTGGCACTGTGTATACCATCCCTGTCACTCATAAAACATACAATAAATTCAAAGGTATTGCTAGCTATAAACGAAAAGGTGAATGGCAAAATGTAAAGGAGTTTATCTGGTTGGTTGATTTAACACATAAGTAGTGTACTATTTACATGTCCTTTTCACACACTTTTGCAATATCTTCTATAATCTCTTCCCATGTATCTGAATTATTTATCCAGCTTTTATCTAGTACAAGAATGACACCCTCTTTGGAAGATGTTTTAAACTTTTTCAGGAATGGGTCTGCTGATGTCTCATATTTAAGGAATGGGTGTATTTCATGATCTATCTTTCCATCCTGACGTATTTTTTTTACATCAAAGTCTTGAAGGTGTTGTATTTCAATATCGGATAGTGACATTATTCTAGTATTGGCAATTTGAACTGCCATTTCGCCGAGCCGAACGAATGGTCCACCCTTTCGGAAGATATCAGCACGAACTAGACTATCCATGCCGCTCCCGGATCGAACTGAAACAGCTCGTACATCTCCCCGAGCACTAGGAACATAGAACTGGTTATTGGTTAAGGGTTGATTTGTTTGTGATCCAATGAGGTGTACGAAATCTACAGCACGTTTATTACGTCCAAATGTCGCTGCAGATTTTGGCGGCGGGAAGGTAATGTTTGTAATGCTCCAATTTCCTGTATTTAATGTAACCTCCTTTGTAGGCGCTGCTCCAGATACCATAGTGGTGACTTTGGGTGTATATTTAAGATCTACGATTATCTCGGGATTTTCAGCAGTAATTTTGACCAATTGTGGACCCATATGACCGAAAAGGGTTTTCCCTTCAATACGCCATGTTCCTCCAGTAAGACTTTTTGTCCAGGTTGGATCAGCGTTATTTGTTAACACTAGACATCTTACTCCACCTTGCGGCATAATGCATTTTACTGCGTCAATGCCGCATTCTGACAGATTTACTCTAAATGACAGCCACTTTTCCGCGCTCTTATCCCAGTGTAATTCATCAAGTTGATCAATAAGCGCTTTCTGTAAGTTCCAGTACCCTCTGAAGTTATCCCTTAAAAGGTGCGCGATTACCTGATTGGCTTGAGGATGTCCAGGTTCTACTGGAATTTGATGCTCGTTCAGAAGGCGGGGGGTCAAGGGGGTAGCTTTGGTTGCCATTCTGTCTTGTCTGCGTATTTAAGGTATTTAAAGCTTAACATTTGGAATTCAATTTTTTCCGTATATAAATAAATTGAATTTGAATAATATTATTCAAGTTGTAGTACATACCCATGACAGAATTTACGCTCAACGCCTATAGCTTGGTATTCAGTGACCATGTTCAAGCTAAACGCTTAGAATATGGTAATAAAATTCTCATATCGTCAACGATATTACCGGATCTAGATTTGTCTGCCGGACCCACCATCTTTCAAATTAAGAGTCAAGATAATGTAGTCTTCACATCCATGCATGAATATGTGGATACTCCAGGTATATGCTTTGTGCCGCATAGACTATTAGGTCGTCTAGGAGTAGCCGACGGAGAACAAGTTGTAGTTAGTCAAGTTAAGGATATACCAACGGGCGAATTTCTGAAAATAAAGCCATTTGAGACAGCATTTACAGAACTAGCTAATCCGAAGGCGGTGTTGGAAAAAGTTATTAGTACTAATTACCCGGTTCTATCGCAAGGAGAGATTATTGTTATTAATTATCTTGATAACGAATATCATCTTGAGATAACAGAATGTAAGCCAGATACTACTATTCAAACGATTAATTGTGATATTAATCTTGAATTCGAACAACCATATGATTTTGTGGAGAAAATGCCCGCTCCGCCCGAACCTCAGCCTGAATTGGAATCCCCTCCGGATCCCCGATTCCCAGGGGTTGGAAGGAAATTAGGTAGCGCATGATTAAAAATATAAAAACATAATATAAATGACCTATATCTATAAAACTTCAACTGTAAGTCTAAAGAAAAAGGGAAAGAACTGGGATCTTACTGTAGAATGGGAGGGCGATCAACGTCGTTTTTGGATTAACTTTCCATTTCCACTCTTAAAGATTATTAAACAAGAAAAAGTGGGCGATATTAAAAAAACCTTCACTATTCATGCCAAAAGTATACAGACACTTCAATCTTTTTTAAAGCGCCATTCTGATGGACTCGGGTATGGTACGTGTCTTTCTATGCTTTATGATTTAGGTAATCAAATGCAATCTTTAGAGAGATTTTCTATGAGTGTTCCCTTTCTTGATATTTCAGATATTGTTGTTGTAGATGAAAAGCACTTCTTTTACTTGAATGATAATAAAGTCTATAATTTTGGCAATGATGGACTTATTACGATTGATCAACCACATAAAAAGTCACCATTTATCTCTCCAGAGATACAAAAATTAAATAAAATTCCGATGAAGTTGAATTTTAAGTCCGTATATTATAGCTTAGCTGCATTAATTTCATACTGCTTAATGAATACTTATATTGATAGTGATAATAAGAATACAGTTTTAGAACCGATTTATACTACAACATTGTACTATGCTTTAATGCGAATGTTGGAGGTAGAACATGAAAAGCGTTTCTACTTGATTATTTGATTTGTAAATATAATTTCTCATTGTAATCTATACAATGAGTTTGGCAGTATTAGCAAGAAAAACAAAAACACAGCAACGTCTAAGGTCAACTAAATGCAGCACGGATGGTGGTGGTAGATCTGTTGGTTTTGTATTGAATATGACTGGTCGTGGCGGCGGCATTGGATTATCTGGAATGTCCTATAAACAACGTGGTATGAATTGTCGCAAAACTCCAGCCAATATGAGTTATCAAGGAAAAGTAAATACTGGATGTCAATGCGAAGGTTGTTGTTCAGGTGGAGGTAGATGTAAAACTGGTCAGGCTGGCACTTGTTGTGCTGGAGATCAACGCGTTTCAAAAGAATGTCGTGCTAACTGCGGGTTATGTTGGTATGGTGGGTTGAGTCAACCAGCGCCCCAAATGTCCTATCGTAATTATATCAATCGGAAAGCAAAGGGTGCTTATAGACCCGGCGGAGCTGTATGTTGCAACGATTATTGTAGCCCAAGCACAATTGATGTGTCCATCCCCTTTTCCTTTTTCAGCGGCGGCGGCAACTATACGTGGGCGTACCCCTTGTCCAAGATCTCCAACAAAGGAGTGTCCTGGGCTCCGAAAATCGAAGGCTTTCCGGAGTTGACCGAGTCAGTGTTCCAGTCCGTCAGCGGACAAAAAAACTTCGTCTTCATCCTCTCCTCTGCTCCAAACCTACTCGGAATTACCGGCAGTGGTTATATAGAATTGGAAGGAGCACGTCTGAACTTCCTCGCTTCCAAAAGCAATGCAGGGGATGCGGGGACCAGAAAATGGGTTTTTAGGTCCAACCTCGCCACCTGTGGCATTGGAGATGGGAATGTTATCTGCCCGTTGCCAGCGCAGTTTTTAAGCGCGCTTGAAAAATCTCTTCCTTCCACCTTCACCGGCAAAAAGCGGGTGGTGACAATGACATTTCACTTTGCTGGCACTCTCCATCATCTTAAAAGCCAATGTAAGCAGCCACCGGGA